CCTCGTCCGGAAAGCCACGGATTGACGCGGGCTTCGATGGCCGCCCAGTCGGCAACCACAAGATGCTTGCCTGCTGCGGGGATAATGGCAGGTCTGAGCATTCCTTTGAGAACATCGGTAACGCGCTTTCCATACCGAGGGACGATAGCGTGCCCTCTGACCATAGCTTGCCTGACGTCGGCGGGCTTTTCAGCGCACTTGCGGGTGAAGTTGTGAACTTGGGCGCCGTAGGACGATGCGCGTCCTGTTGCTGAACCGCCTGCAAATACAAACGCTCCTCGGACTCGCTCATCTTCAATATCTGCCAAAGCTGCAAGTCTGTTAAATTTTGCGACTGACGATGCCCATAGGTCGTCTGCGCATTGGATGACTTCTTGAACATCGGGTGGTACTCCATCACAGTTTAAAAGGTTGGCTCTCACGGTCTTGTCAATGCTGACCTTGTCGTCCTTTTGCATCAGCTTGCGCGCTTCTTCATCGACATGATCCCAGACCCACTCACGCATGCGGGGGCTGCGAACGCTGGTGATAGCGCCGTTGGTGACTTCTTTGACAATCTCTTCGATCTCAATCAGTTCGTCTGACGCGTACTTAACTGCGGCGTGGCACAACGGCACGTCAACCAGCACGCCCTTATCGTTGATTTGTTCGTTGACGTGATAGTCCAGCAGTTCATCGTCCGACAAATCACGCATGGCTTTGCTGATCGCACGCATGGCGCGCACGTCCTGCTCACAGTAGGCGATCATCTCGGCCATGAGTTCAGGCGAGTCTTTGAACGGCGGCACGCACATCAGGCGAATGAGTTGCGCGCCTCTGTGGTCTTTCTTCATGGACGCGCCCGCGAAGCGGCCAACGTCCTCCAGACTGCCAGGCGCGCAGTTGGCGCGGGCTTGCGTAGCGGTGCAATAGAACTGCTCAAGGTCAAAGTTCACTTGCAGCACGTACCAAAAGATCAAGCGCTCAAACGCTGCGTTGTGCGCCCTGATCTGGCCGGTGTAGTTGCGCACACGCGATGGGAATGGCTCAGACGGCAGCCACGTCACCACGTCTTCATCGTCAAACGCATAAGACATGCACAACACATCGGTGCTGGCATCCTGCGCGTAGTTGTATACGCCCTTTGAGCGTAGGTCGCACGTACTGCGCGTCTCGAAATCGCAGTAAAGAATTGTCATGCGTGACCCCACCGAGTAGCCCGGCCTTTATCCAATGCAGCACGATTTTTTACTAAATCTCTAGCGCCATGCGCGTACGCGTCTTTCATGTTTTCACTACGCGTGCCCCAACGTAAATTGATAAGGCGGTTATCAAAAGGTATTCCATTGATGTGTAAGCACTCATGTTTAATAGGCGCGGGGCCAACAAACGCAAGCAACACTAATTTGTGAACGCATTGACTGTTAAGTCTGCCTAATGCAACACTAAGGTGACCGCCGGGCATTCGACCGGGGCGCAGTATGTGGCCATCACGCGACCGTCTAAACGACTTTACGTTGCCTTGATCGCTGACTTCGTACCGACCTTCATAGCCGGGAATTGGCTTCCAGTTTTCCATATAAACCAATAAAAAAGCCCTAGACTGCATTCTCACCGTAAGGTGTTGGCGGACTCGCAAGGTGCGAGCAGAATGCAGACTAGGGCTTACCTTGAATGTGCCGCCAAGCACAGCCCTATCATACACTTTCAAAAGCCCCCTGTCACGGGGCTTCAAAAAAGTTACGCTGAACGGCGGCGGCGTGTAGGTGCTGCGGGTTCTTCAACCACTGGTGCAGGCGCCTCACCATCCATGCTCACCCACTCAACAACTTCAAACACTGGCGTGTAAATCTTGCCGTAGGATTTGTGGGCGTAGTGGTCTTTCTTCAAACGCACAACAGGCACTGGCTTGGTCTGGTCTTTCTCGACCTGCTCGGCCAATTGCACGGCCAAGGTCTGAACCGCACGCTTACCGCCCACTGACGTGGTGGTAAAGCGCGCTTCCATGCCTTTGTCTTCGCCTGAGATGCACTTGAGAGACATACCAACTTGGCTCTCCCAGCCTTTCTTGGCTGAGGGCGGCGCCTCATCCAAAGCAGGCAATGGATTGCTGACGCTGGTCATCTTCTCGCCCAACACTTCACCATCGCCCCAAGCAATAAAGCCGTGGACAAATGAGAAAGGGTTAACCGCCCAAACAGCGTCGTCTTCTGCTTCGGTTTGATCTGCACCAAAGACCCAGTGGCCAGTCTTGTCCATCTTGATGATGACAACACCAGCAGGGCCGACTTCGGCTTGGATCGAACGCAAAGCGCTAGACAAAGTTGAAACGGCTGGCAAGTTTGCTTGGGAGAATGTAGTTAAGTTCATAATTTACCTTACTGGAGTTTAGAAAGGGCAGCGGTTAATTGCTTACCCAAGAGCATCACTTCGGGTCGTGGATCATCCACGGTTGCCAAAGTGTTACCTGACGAGATGGCGACCACTAGGTCTTCCGGTAGGCCGATCTTGCGCTTTTTAAGCGCCTTTTCGGCCTTGGCGGGGGAGACGACAGTAGTCTCCATCACTTCAGATTCTGTGAGGCCACACGCAAACAAAGCGACTTTCGCTTTCTCGTCGTCTGACCATGACCGGATGGCACGCTTGGCCACCAGTTTGTATTCGGGCAACTTGGCGCCAGACTCAAGCATCTGCAATGCAAGGGCGCGTAAGTCTTTGATCCATTCCTCAAGCATGTCAGCGTTCTTTAAATACGTGCTGATCTGCTCGGCCGGCAATGCTTCGATCTGCACCTTCAATGCACGCTCAACTGCGCCGGTCATCTTGGGGCAGATCGGCTTGGCCGCGCACCACTTGCAGTGATCGCCCACGGCCAGCTTTGCGTCTGGCTTCTTTGCTTGCTTGACCGCCTGCACCAACTGCAACTCAAACTCAGCGATGCGCTCAGGCGTTGTTACCCAGCGGCGCACCTGTGGGGGTTGCACAATGACGCATTCAATCTCAGTGACACCCTCAAACGCCCACTGCGCGTCTGGCGTGCGCATGGCAGCCGCCGCGTAAAACATCAGTTGCGGATTTTCCTCAACTTCGACCACAACGCCGTCACCGAATTTCCAATCAAGTACAACAGCGCGAGCGCCAAGACGACCAATAAGATCAGTGGAGCCAAACACACCAGGTAACAGATCCCCAAAATTGACACTGGTTTCGGCTTCAATTTCCATGACTCGTTTGGGGTCGATTGCATCTAACGCCTCCAATGCTGGCTTGATTTTATTATCAATCAATTCTTGCGTGAGAACTTGATCTTCATAGCGCGCGCCAAGGTAATGCTCAGGGACTTCGTCGCCCATGATTAACTCGGCCATCACGTTATGTAAGAGTGTACCTTCGTCAGCGTATTTGCTGGAAGGTCTTGGCGGCATTTTCTGCACCAGCGCCACACTGCCTGGGCAGTTGATCACGCGCTTGGCTGTCGAGCCGCCTACGATATTACTGTGCAGCATTGCGTGCCTCCATCATTGCGTCTGCGTAACCATAGGCTTCGCCTGCCATATTACGGGCATCATCATCAGTGCCCCATGTGGTTCTTGCCAGTTGCGCTTGCATGGCCTTGGCCGCAAAGTAGTCGCGCAATGTCATGCCTGTCGTGTACCCCAAGCCGCCAAGTGCTTTAGATGGAAATGCTGGTTCGTTCATTTGACTGTCCTTTCGTTTAATGAACTTTGATGTTAGCACAAAAATAATTGTTGTGCAAATGTTTTTTACATGTATACTTTACGGCATGAGAGAAAAAGAAATTGAAGTTTATTTTGATTGGGCGGTGCAGCGCATCGGTGGCCGGACTTGGAAGTTTACATCGCCCGGACGCAAAGGTGTAGCAGATCGCATTGCATGTTTACCCGATGGCCAGACGTGGTTTGTGGAATTGAAAACCAAAGGCGGCAGATTGTCAGAACTGCAAAAACTATTTCAGACAGAGATGGCGCTACTGCGCCAGAACTACACATGTTTGTGGACTAAGGAACAAGCTGATGGTTTCATTACGACCCTATCAAGAGACAGCCGCTGACTTTCTCTTTGAGCATGACCGCGCCATGATCTTGGCGCCAGTGGGCGCGGGTAAGACCGCCATCACACTGACGGCCATGTGGGAGATGATCCGCGACGGGCATGTGAAGCGCTGGCTGGTGCTGGCGCCCAAGCGCGTCTGCACCGACGTGTGGCCAGTCGAGCGCCCCAAGTGGGCTGACCGCATCAGCATGGCTCTGTGCGTTGGCACACCTAAGCAGCGCTTGGATGCGCTCAAAAGCAACGCTCAGGTGGTCGTAACCAACTATGATAACTTGCAGTGGCTGGCCGAGCAAAAGTTGAACTTTGACGGCGTGGTGTTTGATGAATTGACACGCCTGAAGAATCCATCCGGCACACGCTTTAAAGCGTTTCTCAAAGTGGTTGACCCCATGACTGTGCGTTGGGGCTTGACTGGTTCGTTCACCAGCAATGGCCTAGAAGACGTGTTTGGCCAGTGCAAGATCGTTGACCAGTCATTGCTGGGGCGCAGCAAAGGCGCGTTCATGCAGACGTACTTTGTGCTGATAAATAAAGAATTTGGCGAATGGGCGCCCAGAGTGGGGTCGCTTGAGAAGGTAATGAACGTAATTAAGCCTGCCACATTTGTCCTAGAGGCAGGTGAGTATAAGGACAAGTTGCCGCCTTTGCATACTGTTGAGTTGCAATGCACCATGGATTTGACGCCTTACAACACGATGAAAAAAGACTTTGTGCTGGAAGGCATCACAGCCATCAACGCCGCAGTTGTCACGGGCAAGCTACAACAACTGGCGTCAGGTTTTGTTTACGACAC